CCCGGCGCTTGTTTCGGACTTTTTAAAACTCTTTTTTTATTATTACTAGAATTTTTTCCACGCTTTCCGCTTTTTTCCTTTGGCCACTTATAAAAAGCGAATCTACGACATTTTCCAATTTTTCCACGGCCTGCACAATATCCCCCCCGCACGCCTGCAAGAATTGAAAAGCCACTATTTTTTCTTTTGTGATTTTTTTCATATTTTCCCCCTTATTTTTTACTTGTACATTACCTGAAATTCACAATAGTCCCGGGAATGCCCGCCGGCAATACAAGACTCAATCATTTTTTTATTAAGTGATGAAACAAGAGCACCAAGGCAGGCCACCAAGGCCACGACCACAAACAAAACAAGTATTTTTTCTTTAAAATTTAGCATATTTACCCCCTTTTTATATTAACTCGCTTTTTATTTCTTCAAGTTGCACGGCTATTGTTTCCTGATTAAAGGCTTTTTTCAGGATATCCACCAATTCCAAAGTCTTTTTTTCATCACTGAATAAAATTTCAATTCTTAAACTTTTCTCAATAACAAAATCCCCGCTTTGATGGGTATAAAATCCGGTACATTCGGAAACGGTTGCTCCATCATAACCTACACCGGCAACGGAGTTCATAACAATTTTATATGCCTCAAGGGTATTTATTTCTTGAATTTTAGAATCTTTATCATTTAATCCTAAAAATAAAATGTCTTTTTTTATCATGTTTTTTATCCTTTGTTTTTTTGTTAGTGATTCGGGAACTTTCCCTTATCTGATTATATAATACTATACTTTTTAAAAAATGTCAAGAAAAAAAATCAAAAAAAACAAAAAAAATACAAAAAAACGCATCTTGTTAGTAAATTATTAACTTTTACAAAATAAAACAAAATACTTTTTTATTATCAAGTACTTATTAAAAACACGATTTCCAAAAAAGAGAAGAAAAAGAAAAATAATACATTATTCTTTTTTTCACTCTCTAAAAAAGCAAAAAATCACACCACACCAAAAAAGCGAATTTTCCAAACAATACAATCCACGCTTGCACGCCTTGCCACGTGTTTTTTTATGCTCTCGAATTATCCAAAGCGCACGCTTTTTTCTTGCTAGCTTGTTTTATATTGCCAAGACTACCCCGCCAAGATTGGAAATGCTAAAAAAAAGCATGCTTATTTTCACTTTTAATCTCAAACTCCACCATCACTAAAATTTGGCTTAGTATAGTGTAATTGCTTTGTACTGTTGTGGTTGAGTGTAGATACAATAGTCCCTAGTGCATATAGGGGCTATATAAAGAGATGCAGGTTAGATATAAGTTAGTGTCTTGTATCGGGGTATGCGGTCATCCTGTAATACCCTGTATCCTGAATAGCTTGTGCTGTGGCTGTTCCCTTTGGGGGTCTTGGCCCTACTAACCTTACCACTTACCTTGTATTTTGTACTACGCAAGTCTCTGGGGTTATGGTCACACAATGGCGGTGTGTGTCCCTATGGGAGCCATCTCTTTTGCTTGTCCCATAGGTTCTGTTGGTCAGAATCGCTTTTCAACCAGTGGATTGTTCTTGTTATAGGCTTATGCGGTCGCCCACATAATTTCTCTTGGTTCCAAGCGAGTATTTAAGTCGCCCCAAGCTGGTTGACACCTATAGGATGTTGGAACTAATCCTGTGGGTGCTTATACACTTTTTTATTTTGCTTGTCAAATAGGGGTACGTCAACCTATGGAAAAGGTACTCCGAAAGGTGGTCTTAATTAAAAATGGTGGTTGCTCTTGGTACCGCCCCAAGCCAGCTACTAGCAACAGATTTACAGTCTGCCCCGTGTCTTTAACGGAATACGCAACCAATGGCGGAAGGTGAAGGATTTGAACCTTCGGTTCGTTTCCGAACGACAGTTTTCAAAACTGCCACGATAAGCCACTCTGACAACCTTCCTTGGCTGGATAGATAGGACTCGGACCTATGACCGTTCGGTTAACAGCCGAATGCTCTACCAACTGAGCTACTATCCAATAAGCACACCTTTTCTTTATTTGGGGGAAAGAAAAGGATTTAAAGAAAACCACCTTTTTCAAGGCAAATTTAGTATAGCAAAAATAGTTATGAAAGTCAAGTCTTTTGTATATCTTTTAGAGTATGAATTGTTAATAGCCCTTTTTCTTGGTAAGAAAGTACTATCTCCCTTTCCTTTGGATAATCGTGCTTGGTGTGGTAGCCTCCCGGATTGTAAAAAGTGGGCGTTTCCTCAAAATCAAACCCATAAAGGTCTATGCTACCAGCTCTCGCCTCTAAACATAAATCTATTGCCATAAACCCTGTTGATGGTTGTGAACCCAATATCTCCTTTAAACGCTCCCTGTCCTTGTTAGAGATGGTAAAGTCTGCTTGGTTCCTGTAATTCTTTGACCTGTTAATGACATACTTGGCCCCATAACCTAAACGCTCGTCCTCTCTTAATAAACAAGCTAAGAAAAGAATGTCTGTGCGCTTGCCTTGACTCTCTAAATAATACACAAAACCCTTGTTAAACCGTATCACTATGTCATGCGAATCTATCTCTGAACCATAATGAGTGTTGAATATACTCTTGGCGTTCCCCACTATCGCAACACTCTTTCCCTTGATGTACTTCAATACATCCCGCAACTTGCCGTAATGCTCCTCCTCTAACATGTCCTCTTTCTGCTTGCCAACATAATGCAATATGCAAGCCTCACTCTCGGGTATCCCGTCACTGTATATCCTGTTCCTGCAGTAGTTCCATTTCTTGTCAATAAAAGTCAACAACTCTGGTACCCCTAGGTTAATACAAGTCTCGTCATGTTGCCATAAATTGTCCGGTATCTTCCTGTTCTGTACCGCTAAACACCTCTTAGTGAAAAATACCTTCCTCAAATTGGATAAGTTCATTACCATCATACCTGACAAGCCATATTTTGCTAAACCCAGCGCTTTTGCTTGCTTTTTGCCATAATCATGGCTCTCCGTTAAGCCTATATATTCAATATCCATACTCCATAGGTCATTGAGTGGATGCTGACAAATAGTGTCTCCATCTAAATAAATTATCTTGTCATACTTCAGTTTGGTCAGAAATAACTTCAAATATGCTGTGTTGGTTATCCTGTCCCCATCCCCCCTGTTCCTAAACTTTTCAGGTAACTCTATTATGACATTTTTGTCCTCATACCCTATGGTTAATGGTTTCTCAGAAACAAGCACAATAAACGCATCTGGATTGTACTTTAATACCGATTTAGCAGAAATTCTGGCATAATCTACATAATTCTCGTCTATAGCATACACAATTATCATCGCTCCCACCTTGATTTGTTCGGGAAATGCTCTTTTAGCCATCTCTGAGTGTCACATTGATATACCCAGTCCGATACACTAAAACAATCAGCATCCCCTATCATACCCTCAACCGTTTCCGTTGATGACCTCAATTTAATATCTCCCCTCTTCTTCTCTGGTATGCTCTCTGGAGAGCAATAATTGGCATAAATACTCCTTACTACCATCCCAATAGGGTCTTTCTCCAGTTTTTCATAAATAGGCTCTAACTCCTTAAACTTTACTCTATCATAAACACAAGGAATATGCAACTCACAGTCATAACAAGTACACTCCTCTCTTGCTAACCACTCCGCAGCCCTCGTTACACTCCGCCTATAAAGACTATCCCCACTCTTGTCCGTTAATAAACCCTTCTGATAAAAGGGATAATTAAATAATTTAACAGGCTTTACAAAAAATATGTCGTCATACATCAATACAAATGTATTGCTTATGTCTGTCTTCTGTATGGTCTGATGAACTTTCCACCAATGGTTGAATGTTGGAGTGCTTATATCATACTCGTGAGTGTGGGTTATACTGCTTTTGTTGATAAAGGGTGGACAAACGCCTGTTATAAACACCCTTCCATAGTCCTCTACATAGGTTTCAAGGCTTCTAAGGGAGTATTTTAGCTCCTCGTTGCCGAATTTAGAACCTGTTCCAAGTATGTAAAGTATATCAATCATCCATTTCCTCAATTTCAATTTTAACAGAGACATTTTTGTTGCCCAAAACAGTAAATGTTTGGTTTATTGTGGTGTCTCCAAACATATTTGCTAGGTCTGTGCACAAATTTTTAAGTTTTAGACTCACATTTGGTTGTTCCCACATAAAATTATTTTCAATGGTTGGCGTTTTCATTTTTTCTCCTTTCTTAAAAATTTTGTTTAAACCCTATCCTTTTATTACGGCCAACGGAGAAAGCTTTGTAACTATCTTAACCAAGTCTTTCTGTTGTTCCATTACTTCGTCAATATCCTTGTATGCAGAGGCCGCCTCGTCCAAATCCTCTACGGAACGGATTGAATGGATTATTCCTTTTTCATCTAGGGCCCTCTTTTCATTCTCTATATCAAGATTCTCTCTGGCTTTTTTCCTAGACATTTTTCTGCCAGCACCATGAGAGCAAGAACATAATGAGGCTTTATTCCCCAATCCTTCAACGATATAAGATGAAGTTCCTTGTGAACCAGGTATAATTCCCAGTTTCCCTTCACGAGCTTGGGTTGCCCCCTTTCTGTGAACAAAAACATTCTTTCCATAGTGATTTTCTAAAGAGGCATAATTATGCTGTATGTTTATATATGAATAAGGGAAAATACCATCCATTCTTATTACCTTGTCAAAACATTGCACAATTTTACTTGCCATTACTTCTCTGTTCGCTAAAGAAAATTCCAAGCAAAGACCCATCTCGTGTTTGTACATTTCAAATTCACTTGTGCCAACAGGCAAAACAGCAAGCTCATCTTCAACAATCTTATACTGTTTAAATCTTTCACAAAGCTCCTCAGCCTTTTTGTTGTAAAAATCAGCCACCTGTTTTCCTAAGTTCCTTGAACCAGAGTGAATCATAAACCAGATATAGCCTTCTTCATCTCTTTGTATTTCAATGAAATGATTTCCTCCGCCCAAAGTTCCAATCTGATATTGTGCCGATTCAAACTCACGTTCACAAACTGGGGTGGTTCCTCCATCCCACATATACTCAGTAAAAACAGGGTGTTTTTGCTTTTCACTATTGTGTTTAAAACCAACAGGAATACAACCTTTAATTTCTGAATAAATATCCTCCAGTTGTTGTTTTGTTATTTCCTTAATGGCCGTTTTCATTGCTAACATACCACATCCAATGTCAACTCCTACCATATTGGGGCATATAGCATTATTTAAAGCCACAACACCACCAATAGGCATTCCATATCCTTCGTGGGTGTCTGGCATAAGACAAACATTACCAACCAGCCAAGGATGCTTGGAAATATTTATAGCCTGTTTAACAGCCCCTTCTTCTGGATTTTCACACCAACTTAAAATATTATCTGCTAACTTTTTCATTTAGACCCCCTATTTAAAACAGTTTAATAAAACAGCCAGAATTACAATAACCAACCCTAACAAAAAAGAAATCCACATAGGAGCTAATACCCACCACCAAGACCAAGTAATGTGCCCCATAAGCTTTAAAACGATAAATGCAATCGTTAATAATCCTGTAAAACCAATTCCTGTACTATTGTTTTTTGACATCTTTTTCTCCTTTCTTAAAGATTTTGTCCCATTTTTCTTGGGGAATATCACTGAACCCAATACACTTACGTTCCCCTGTCGTAAGGTCTCCAGTTAAGTCAAAAGAGCTCTCCTCTGGTTTCCAACCGTCTGGAACCATCTTGTAAACCGTCTTACACCCCTTTTTGATTTGCACCATCTTCATGGGAATCGTCCAATTTACATCAAAACTAAACCCAAATAAACCAAACTAAGGTCTGTTGTGGCCTTTTCTATACTATCCAACGCTTCATTTACGTCTAATTGGTCACCAAAACCCTCTGTCCTAGCCCTCACCAGCTCCAAAGACTCAACTAATACCTTGTGTATCCTCATAAGCTCCTCAATCTGCTTGTTTGTAATTAAACGCTCAGTTTTTTTCATTCTTGTACCTCCTTAAGTTTTCGTTAACACATTCAGGCGTTACCCCTAATTCCCTAGCTATCTGCCTAGAGGTCATCCCGTTGCTTTTCATGTTGTAAATCTGAATCATCCGCTTGCGCTGGTTCTCCTTAGTCATAACAGGACGAGATAAAGCACTCTCAATGTCCTCTCCCATACTGTAATGCCTATAGCAAAAAGCACCCCACCCAATTCCAGCTTCTTCACATCTTTCTTTTAAAGTTTTTCTTTTCATTTAATTTACCTTTCCTTTACGTCTATCGTCTATATACTTAAACTTCATAGCTGCCAAAAATCCGCTTATCTCATAAACATTCTTGCTCTTAACCCCTTTTTGGGCTGTTTCTATAAAAGTACTCAACAAAGCCCCAAACCGAGCAATAACATCGTCTATAAGCTCTCCTTTCTTGGATACTAACTCTGCCTCTCTGAAAATCCCCTCAATTATTCGCATCGCAAATACATCACAATTCTCATCAAGGCTTTCATTGAAATAATCAGTCAATCCCTTCTTCTCCATTTTCATCCCCCAAATCAGTTACACTTATAAAGCATACATTGTTCATATTAACCACAGCACTTTGGTTGTTAGAACATTCAATACCTATTAAACTATTAAACCCATTTGTTCCAAACATAGCCTGATTTACTTCTTTTCTACTTAAGGTTGTATTGAGTGTGGTTGTACAACCATCCATTGTATGCAAAATGATTTCAGTTTTATTTTGTTCCATATTGTCTCCTTTCGCCAGAACATACCCACTATATCATATATTGAAACAAATGTCAAGAACTTTTTTTACATTTTTTAAAATATTTTTCTTGACATTACATATAGAATATGGTATGAGGTATAGTGTTTCTAGCAAAAGGAGAGAAAATGAAAAGGGTAGACTTTATAAACAAGTACGATACACTTGTCAAGGAGGTTGATGAGCTGTTATCGGTTAGTGGAAATGATAGGTTAAACGCTATCATCTACAAAAAATTAAGCGATTTTGCCGATTTTGTCATAGAAGGGGTTTTTGATAAAAAAACAGGCTCGGAAAAAGCCGTTTTCAAAAAACCAACTCTTGAAGAGGTAAAATCCTACTGTGCAGAACGAAAAAACAATGTAGACCCAGAAAAGTTGTTCAATTATTATGAATCCAACGGGTGGAGAGTGGGTAAAAACCCAATGAAAGATTGGAAAGCTTCTGTTAGGGTTTGGGAACGAAAAAATAAACCAAAAGAAGAAGAACCGACTGTTTTGGTAGAAGAAGGCTCCTTTTATATAGATGAGTCTATGACAGAATACCTTGACCTGTTGAGTGGTTATCCTGGTGCGGACCATATCGCATTCGCTGTTTGGCAATGGATTTTTAAAAACTTCGAAGGGAGACGTGTGAAGATTTCCTTTATTCGTTCTATGATTGAAAAATTTAAAAAAGGGGGGATATAATGAGAATACTAGAATTGTTTGGAGGGTATGGAAGCCAAGCTTTGGCTTTAGAGAATTTAGGTATAGAATTTACTAGCGATTTATGCGATATAGATAAGTATGCAGAAAAAGCATATAACCAGATTCATGGAGAAACGTTTAACTATGGGGACATCTGCTCAATAGATGAAACAAAACTTCCTTACTATGACTTAATTACTTACTCAAGTCCTTGCCAAGACTTTTCTGTTGCTGGGAAGCAAGCCGGTGGTGAAAAGGGGTCTGGAACTCGGTCATCTTTGCTTTGGGAGTGCGAAAGAATCATCAGAGCCGTTAAACCCAAATATCTTTTAATGGAAAATGTTAAAGCACTAACAAGTAAAAAGTTTATGCCTTTGTTTGCCAACTGGTTAAGAACATTAGAGGACATGGGGTATAAAAATTGGTGGAAAGTACTAAATGCAAAAGACTACGGTGTTCCACAAAACAGGGAACGAGTATTTGTTGTGTCAATCTTGGGTGGTGGAAATTATCAATTCCCAAATCCAATACCACTAACGAAACGCCTGAAAGACGTTTTAGAACAGAACGTGGATGAAAAGTATTACATTAACAAGCCATTTAATACTTATCCAGATGGAACGTCAAGAACGATAAAGGCACAGTATTACAAAAATTCAACATCAAACTTTGAAAGGACAGATAGTTTTGGCGCAACGGGTGTTTTAGAACCAGTTTGTTGTGCATCTCGTGGTCGTAATCCAGATAATCCAAGTGATAGAAAAACAGGAAGTCCAACAGAACAAAGACTAGAGATTAACCAAAACGGAACAACTAATACAATTACCACAGTTCAGAAAGATAACTATGTAATTGAGCCAATGGCCCTTGATGAGCAGAACCAATATGTCAGAAAAGACGGGTGTGTTGGAACTTTAACCACAGATGGAAGTAGTCCCAAGCACAATAACAGGGTTATTGAGCCAAAGGTTTTGCAAGTAGGGAACATAGTAGAAACAGAAAGTTTTGGTGGAAACCCTCAAAGGGGAAGAATATACTCATCTGATGGATGTAACCCTGCGTTAAATACGTGTAAAGGTGGTGGATTAGAGCCGAAGATAACCGAGCAATTTCGCATACGCAAACTCACACCAAGAGAGTGTTGGCGTTTAATGGGTGTAAGGGACGAACAGTTTGATAAACTGCACGATATTAGCAACAGCCAGTTATACAAGATGGCAGGGAATAGTATTGTTGTTGATGTTCTTATGGCTATATTTAAAAACTTGTTTATGCCAACAGAACAAAAGGGACAGCTAGAACTTATTTGACATAGCAAAAACAATATGGTATTATACTTACAACTGTCTCGGCACCAAGAACAGCGGTGCAAACCCGTGGCCGAGATAGTCATTATGGAGGGGTTATGCGAATAGAAATTAAAAATCTTAGAGAGCCTGTTATGCAAACGCCAGAAACGCTTGCAGAAATTGAACGTATTGAAGAAGCATTGAAAAATGGGGAATACGTTAGCGTTGATGAGCAAAGAAGACTGCGCTCTCTCAAAAAATACGGAACTAAACATACTGCAAAAAATAAATGTCTTCATCCAGAACCAGAAAAACCAGCTGTTGTACCTACTGTGGATAATCCAGAAGGTTTGGCTCCAGAAGAAGAAAACAAAACAGTTCGGATGGTATCAGAGGTAAACGCCTCTGGCAAAGAAAGGGAATATGATGAAGATGGAGACCCGTTGCCTTTTTCTGCCGTTGAACTTGACGACAAGTCCTTTAGAAGAATTATAAAGGAAATTAAGTCTGGTGTAAATCCATATCAAGCCTGTGTGAATAAAAGAGTTGTTCCTTCACAGTTTTTTGATGGGTGTCGCAGAAACGGAGATTGGGCTCAGCAATTAACAGAAGCTAGAGAGGTATATTGTGAAAGCCAAGTAGCACGTCTTGAAAAGCTTGCTAAGCAAGTAGAAAGAGGAACTATTGACGTTGCCATATATTCGTCAGTATGTTCAAACATAAAATGGCTCATTGAAAAGCTGTTCCCACAGGTTTATGGTTCTAAAGCCCAAGTGCAACAAACAGTCACTCACGAAATATCGGTTGACCAGAAAAAACTCAAAGAGCTTAATGATTTGTTAAGGGGAAAACAAAAACCATTGGAAGTTGAGTTTCAGGAGGTCAAGTGAACGAGAAAATTGTAGAAAAGTTTTTGGATTCTCCCGGTTCAGCTCTTCATATTTTGGGCTCGTCCTTTGAACAGTTTATTCGGTTCTTTCATTGGTATATTTACCACCAAGAGTTTATATTCAAGCCATTCCACGTTGAAATTATCCAAAAGCTAGAGGATATTGCTTTCGGCAGAAACAAAAAAAGAAACTTGATGATAAACATACCGCCTCGTATGGGAAAATCGTCTATTATGAAGTATTTTTGTGCTTGGTCTTATATGCTTAACCCTGCAAGCAACTGTATCTATACCTCTTATTCTGATGACCTTGTTAATAACTTCTCTAAGGACATTCGGGAGATTGTTACAAGTGAAGCATTTGTTAAATTTACAGGAATTAAACTAAACAAGGCAAAGATTGGGGCCGATTACTGGGCAACGGAACAAGGCGGTGGGTTTCGTGCCGCTCCTTTGGGTGGTAGCTTGACAGGGTTTGGTTGTGGTGTTAGTGGAGAGGAATATGGTGGGTGTGCTCTCATAGATGACCCGTTGAAGGCTTCTAATGTAAAATCTCAAGCGGAAATGCAGAATTGCGTTGATTATTACCTCAATACCCTAAAGTCTCGTGCTAACAATCAAGCAAAAACTCCATTTATTTTGATTATGCAGAGGCTGGCCCTAGAGGATTTGGCAGGGTATATTATTGAAAATGAAAAAGATGAGTGGGATATTGTTAAGCTCCCAGCGCTTAATGAAGATACAGGAGTAGCCTTGTGGGAAGAAAAATTCTCCGCAAAACAATTATTGAGGCTTAAAAACCAGTCACCATTTGTTTATTATGGTCAATATCAGCAAGAACCAATCGTTATTGGTGGCTCTGTATTCAAAACAGAGTGGTTTAAGTATTATAACCCAGAACAACCCTATGAGTATCAGATGTCATTTGTTACGTCTGATACGGCTCAAAAGAAAGCAGAGTCAAACGACTTTACTGTGTTTTCTTGGTGGGGAAAGACCTTTGACAATAAACTTCATCTTTTGGATATGACTTGGGGCAAGTTTGATGCTCACGAACTAAAGCAACAGGTTAAGCTATTTTGGGAAAAGTGTTGTAATGACAAAAGAGCCGTTCAACCATATGCCTTCTACATTGAAGAAAAGGGCTCTGGTATTGGTGTTATTCAGGAATTAGTGAAAACTTATCCACTCCCATTATTGCCAATTATGCGTAACAGATACAAAAATGACAAAGGGATGTGGGTGTCAATGGATAAGTTTTCCAGAGCCATGACAACAATCCCTTATATTGCAAATGGGTGGGTCTATTTGCCAAAAGATGAAAAATGTGATATAAGTAATGCACTATTAGCTGAAGCGGCTGCTTTTAAAGCTGATTTGACTCATAAACATGACGATAAGGTTGATACGTTGTGTGATGCGGTTGAGATAGCTTTCGGGGCTAGCAGTATAAGTTCAATTTTTATTTGAGGTCAAAATGGCACAAACGAAAAAAGATAAAAAACAAAATAGCTTGGCAGACTTTGCTGGGTCTATTCAATCTTGGGGCCTAGCTCCATTTAATCCCTTTACACCACAGAATTCTCGTTTGGACACTATATTTATTAACACCAGATGGAATCTGATTTCAAACTATAGAACTGTTTTGTCAGAAGCATATGCGGAATATGGCATTGTTCAGACGTTGGTTGAACAGCCGGTTTCTGATGCCTTTAGCAAGGGCTTTGACATAGAAACGGAAAAACTTGACACAAAACAAAAGCGTACTTTAGACAACTATCTGGAAAAGCATCAGATTGTTCAAAAAATACAGCAAGGGTTGATTTGGTCTCGTTTGTATGGTGGTGGCGGAATTATTGTTATGACAGACCAAAATCCGTCTTTGCCGTTGGATGTTTCTGCAATTAAAGAAGATAGCGAGCTTGATTTTGTTGCGGCTGATATGTGGGAACTCTATAAAGACAATTACAAGATTTGGAACCCATGGAATGATGATAGCGACAAGAAATACTCTTATTATGGCATTAACTTGCATAGAAGTCGTGTTTTCCCGATTAAAGGTAAAGAACCCCCATCATTTATTAGACCCCGTTTACGTGGTTGGGGGATGAGCGAATTGGAAAGAGTTGTCCGCTCTATTAACTCATATTTAAAGAATCAGGACTTGATTTTTGAATTGCTAGACGAAGCCAAGATTGACGTTTATCAACTCAATGGGTTTAACACAGCTATGCTTACTGCTAATGGTACAAAATCGGCAGAAGCAAGGGTTCGTGTTTCAAACTCCCTCAAGAACTATCTTAATGCTTTGGTGTTGGACACAAACGATAAATATGAACAGAAACAGCTGTCGTTTAATGGATTGAGTGATATTCTGACACAGATTCGTCAAGGGGTTGCGGCCGACCTTAAGATGCCTATGACGAAGTTGTTTGGTGTGAGTTCCGCAGGGTTTAACTCTGGCGAAGACGACATTGAAAACTACAACGCCATGATTGAATCAGAAATTCGCAGTAAGGTTAAGTACATTGTGGTTCAGGTGTTGGAAATCTGTTGTCAAAAACTCTTTGGGTTTATCCCAGATGATTTGAACATTTCCTTTAAGTCTCTGCGTATTCTTTCTGCTGAACAAGAAGAAAATATGAAGAATAGCCAGTACAATCGTTTAATTCAAACATATGCTAACGGCTTGATTAGTGCCGGAGACTTTATGGTTGGTTGCAATAGTGCTAATTTGTTGCCCGTTACATTTACCCAAGAACAAATTACTGCGTTTAGCAATCAGGGTGTAAACAAAATTGGATTGGACCAAGATAAAAAAGAAAAGGGATTTTTTGGACGTTTCTTTGGTGGTGGTAAATCAGAGGGCGAAAAGAAAGATGGTTTGCAATATGCTGCGGAGCCAGTAAAAAGCGAGCTTCCAACAGAACAAGGCAAAGTAAAAGAGGTTGACGTTACTTCAAATAAATTTACTCGGCCAGACAGAGAAAAGAAACCTTTGCCAGAAGAAACATTCCCGTATAAAGGTAAGAGAAAAGCAAGATACGTTGAGGTGTAATGGTACAGCCATTTGACATTATTAAAAAAAATGTGTATTCTTATATAACAAAAGGGTTGCTAATGTTGAAAAACGAAAAACAATTACCTAAAAAGTATTACGCTCGTCACATTAAAGAAGGGCTTGTCCATTATCTTGAAAATGGAAAAGACACTTTATATTTGGTTAAAAACGAGGCTCTTCAAAAGATGAACAAGTCTTTTGAGGGTTGCCCTGTTTATGTGAGACATGTTGATTCTGTGGATATGGATAACTTAAGAGAAACCGCAGATGGATATGTTATTAAGAGTTTTTATAACGAGTTTGATGGTGCTTGGTGGACTGAAATGCTTGTAGTAAGTGATGAGGGACACGAAGCCGTCAAAAAGGGTTGGGCTGTGAGTAATTGCTACTCCCCGACCGAATATGGAACCGGTGGTTCATATCACGATATTGACTACCAAAAGGAAGTTAAGAATGGTGTTTATGAACATCTAGCCATCGTTCCAAATCCTCGGTATGAGGAGTCTGTAATTATGACCCCTGAAGAATTTAAAGAATTCAATGAGGGCAAAAAGCAGGAAATTGAAAAACTTAAAAATAGCAAGGAGAATAAAATGCTGACACAAGAAGAAATGGATGCTGTTGTCGCAAAAGTGATGAATTCTTTGTCTGAACCTATTGCTAACGCCGTTAAAGGTGCTATTGAAGCAAAAGCAGAAGAAGACAAAAAGAATGCCGTTGCTGAAGACAAACGCAATCTCATCAACTCTCTTGGTGAATTAGCTTCCAAAGCGGAAGGTGATTTTGCCGGTGGTTTGGATGAGAAAGTTCGTTCTATCGTTGAAATGGCTTCTAAACTCGGTAACTCCGATGATAAAGAAGAAAAAGAAAACGAGTGTGGCGAACCCAAAAAAGAAAATGAAACCGAAGCTGAAGAAAAAGCTGAGGAAAAGAGTTCCGAAGGGTCTGAAGAAGCCAAAGAAAATGCGGCTGAAGAAGACAAAAAGGAAGATGCCTGCGGTAAAAACGAAGGCGAAGAAAAAAAGCCAGAAGAGAAAAAAGAAAACTCAAAAGGTTTTTTTTCAATGTTAAAAAACGCAAAAGCCAAATCGCAAGATGGTTCTGCCGTTGAAACAATGGCTAGAGGTCTGGCGTTGGGAAAACAGCGTTATGGTTCTACTAAATAAGGAGAAATAAAATGGAAAATAAAGCAACATTTCAAATGAATAAATTTGCTCCTACGGAAGAAATCAAGGGACGGCGTGTTTTGCCTGCCAATACAGAATCTATTTCTGGTATTGTAGATGCTAGCCAAGCCACCGCTCTTCTTCCTGGAGACCCCGTAAAAATCGTGGCCACAACTCAAGGGTTGCCTCACTTCGCCAAAGCTGGTGTTGGTGATGTCATCGCTGGATTTGTTGAATGGAACGTCATTCGTCCTAACTATACTGCTGGCAAGCTCTGCCAAATCAGTATGGGTGGCAACGTGATGTACATGGAAGCCAATGGCGCAGTGCAAGCTGGCGTTAAGGTGAACATCGTTGATTTGGATGGAGTTAAAGTTGGTGCCGTTGCAGGCGCTGGCTCAAGCATTGGTTTGGCTCTTGAAGCCGCCACCGCTGCTGGACAACTCATCCGTGTGAAAATTGGTGAACCCGTAGCTTATGCTGCTAATTCGTAAGGAGAAAAATTATGGATACAATTTTAAATAGCAAAGGCGAAAAAGTAGAAGTCGCTTCTTTCTTCAAGAACGATGAAGAATTCGCAAAAGCACAACGTTTAGAAAATGCTGTGTCTGAACAACTTGGCTACCAAGTTCCTTTAACAACTTTGACCGCCATTATTCGTGGTGTGGCTGAACAGAAATTCTATCAAATTCCTGTGGCAGATTTCATTCCTGTGCGTGTTGGCACAGAAGCTGCTTGGGCTGAAGATGTGTTGATGTTCCGTTCCTTCCAAATCGGTGGTGATTTTGAAAAAGGTTACATTGAAACCGCTACTGAAGGTCGTTTGGCTTCTGTCAACGCCACTTTGGATGGCATTCGTGTTCCTGCTCGTGTGTGGGCAAAAGAAATTGCATACTCTATTGCTGATGTGCAAAAAGCTGCCCGTACTGGCATTTGGGACTATGTAACTCAACAAGAAAAAGCCCGTAAGACCAACTGGGATTTGGGTATTCAAAAGACTGCTTTCTTGGGTTCCAAAGACGGAACTATGGAAGGTTTGTTGAACTTGTCTGATGTTACTGTCAACACCACAATCTTACCTGCTTCCTTAAGCGAAGCTTCAGATGCTCAATTACAAGCATTTGCTAAGAACGTGTTGAATGCCTATCAACAAAACAACAACTACACAGCCTATCCAAATCGTTTGTACATTCCTACAGATGATTACAATGGTTTGGCTGTTGCTACAAGCACCACCTTCCCAATTAAGAGCAAGATGGAATACTTGTTAGACGTGTTCAAAGCCACCACAATGAGTGCTGACTTCAAGATTCTGCCTTTGGCATACTTGATGCCTGCTAACTCAGATGGGAAATTGACCGCTCCTCGTTATGTGTTGTTCCGCTATGACGAAGATGTGGCTCGTTTTGAAATCCCTGTGGATTACACAACTACAGTGCCTAACTCCTATGATGGTTGGACAATTCGTAACGTTGGTTACGGACAACACACAGGTGTGTTAGATGCTCGTCCGCAAGAAATCTTGTATATGGACGTTGCTTCTAGCTCATAATAGGAGGAAAATATGCGCATTCGTAATGAAGGGAAACGCACATATTGCTTCAGTGGGGGCTCCATAGCCCCCAAGGAAGTAGTCGACATTAAGGACGTTGCTATTGCACGTGCTTTGTTGAAGTGCTATCCAAACGAACTGGTTTCTTTAGATGACTTAGTTGCTCGTGTTGTTGAAACACCTGCACGTGTCATTGAAGAAGAAAAACCAGAAGAAAAGAAAGTAGAGGATGTTCCTGTTGAAACAGAGACTCCAAAACGCAAGGCTTCAAAAAAGAAGTCAAAATAAGGAATAGGGAGGGAAATTATGAGCATTATTGATGAATTAACGATTTCTGATTTTAAGGAATTGTTCCCTCGTAATTTCCCCTACCTTCCTACATGGGTATCTGGTAAAGCCTATTTTGAAGGTGATATAGTGTACTCAGAACCTAACTTCTATCAGTCATTGGTGAACAACAATACATCTCCTGTGACCGATAGTGGTTACTGGCAAACAGTTAATGAAGACCCCAACGATTATGTTCAAGATTCTGATATTCAAAAGGCTTGGATGGAAGCTTTAGTATCATTTAATGTAGGGTTGTTTTCAGAAGACGATTATACAAAAGAGGCGTTTTTATATCTGGTTGCTTTTTATTTGGCTTACGATTTATCTTTGGCACAAACGGGGGCTTATGGAAATATAGGGTTCCCAGCAACAGAGGTTCGTGTTGGAAGTGTGTCAGAAGGGTATTATATTCCCAAGGTTTATTTAGAAAATCCTGTGCTTGGATTCTATGCGAGAAATGGTTTTGGTTTGAAGTACCTGAATATGGTCTATCCGAAACTCGTTGGTAATGTAGGAGTGGTTGCAGGATGGTCTTTGCCGTAAAGTTAGAGTTTAAGAATAAAGTAAAAGAATCAGTTCTTGATGAAATTATTAAGTCAGCAAAAATGCTTAATAAATCATATGTTGAGTCTGGTGTTATCGGAGAGGATGAAAGAACTCTGCGTATGGCGTATTTAAACGAGTTTGGAGGCATAACAAACTATGATAAAGACCCACATAAAGGTGAAGAAGTTATGGTTCCGCCACGCCCATTTGTAGATGCACCAGAGAGAGTTGGTTTAGACCAATTACGCTCGTTTATAGAGTTTATGTCTTTTGGGAAAATAAACCAAAAGGTTATAAAGGACACTCTTGAGGGTTGCGGTAAAATAATGTCAGACCAACAAAAAGAAAGAATTGAACAATGGGGAGACATTAAGGACAATAGCCAAAGAACTGTTGATATTAAAGGGTTTAATAGACCTTTACACGATAGCAACAATAGTCCTTTCCCAATTAAGACGAGAGTTGTCATTGGAGGTGCTGTATGATTTCTAAATTAAATGCCGTTCCTACAAGATTAAGCAATACACTTCCTAGGCCACAGCTTGGAATAAATATGTGGTCTCAAAATTCAAGGGCAAAGGTTGTTCACCAATTTGTAGATGAAAATGGTAACGTTCAGAATCAAAATTGCTATTTTGAATTTGATGGTGTGATTCAACCATTAGACCCAGAAGAAATTAAGGTAAAGGACGAAGGGCAATGGTCTTGGGATTGGTATTGGTTCCATACAAAATCTGATGTTCAATTAAAAACAAACGACATTGTTGTCTATCGTGGTAAAGAGTACAAAATTATGGCAAGAAAAGATTACGCTGATTATGGCCATATTGAGTATCATTGTATAAAGGATTGGCAGAGATATGCAGGTTGAGGAATACATTGTTGATATAATTAGAAATGATATGGGTTTAGACCAGCAACATGTCTGGATTCAATCCCAGAACAGAAAAATACCCCCAAACAGTAACGACTTGTTTGTTGTGGTTGGTTGTGTTGATTTTAAACCAATATCCTCTAAGAGCTATTTTGACCATAATACAGATTCTGAAAGACAGGTTGTTTATGGGAGAGCTCAAATACAGGTTGATATATTTAGCCGTTCTAATGAAGCTCGTATTCGTAGGTCTGAAGTTTTAATGGCTTTAAATTCATTCTATTCCAAAGGAGTGCAGGACAAGAAGCAATTTAAGATATTTGAATTGCCCTCATCCTTTACAAATCTTTCTGGCTTGGCTGGTGGTTCTGATATAAATCGGTTTGCGTTGCGCTTTTATGCAATGATTTCCGAAGTAAAAGAAAAATCCAGCTCTTACTATGACACATTCAACGCTGAAATACATTCAGAGAGTGAGTCTGGTGTTGAAATAATGGAGCTGGAAAACTTGCAAACCGAACCCTGATTTGCAAAAATAAAACTAATTGTTTATAATATAAAAAACAAGGAGAAAAAAAATGAACGAATTATCAATAAACAATATCATTAGGGTAACCGTTCAAGGCGTGCAACGGAGTATTGGTGTTAAGAATGTGAATGAACTTGCTTTGTTCACAACTGAAACTCCCAATGTTTCTGACCCCGTTTTGATTGCTGTTGACCCTTCGGCTGTTGCTCAGGCGTTTGGTACAAACTCTATGACAGCCAAAATGGCTAATAACATCTTTGCTCAGAATATGAACATTATTTCTGGACGTGGTTATTTAGCTGTTATTCCTCTCAAGAATTCGGTGTCTGCTACATCTGCCACTTTCACCACTGGTACAGTTGGTGCGGTTTCTGCATTTAACTTGGTCACTAATGGTTCTTTGAAGTTGACTGTAGACGGAACTGTTACGGAAGTTTCTGGTTTGAACTTCTCCGCTTGCGCTACTTTGCTGGATATTGCTAATGTTATTTTGAATGCAACAAAAGTTGCCACAATTACTGTTTCTGGTGGTTCTTTAGTGTTTGGCTCAAAGAAGGTTGGTTCTACAGATTCAACAATCGTTGTTTCAAGCGGAACGGCAGGAACGGATATTTCTAGCGCAACATACTTAAACGTTTCTGCTGGTTCTGGAACTGATGGAACAGATTCAAGTGGTGAAACATTGGTTGAAGCTATGACAAGAGCAAAAGAATTTACCAGATTTACTGGTGTTATTTCTAACTTGGCTATGGAAGATGATGTTGTGGCTACAACCTCTGCATATGTGAACAGCAATGATTTAATTTGGATTGCTCCATTCTCTTCAACAAACGATATTGCTGGAGCTATTACCACGATTAAATCTGCTGGTCAAACAAAAACACGCTGTGTGTTATACACAGAAGGTGTTGAAGAAGCTCAACTTATGGCTGCAGCTTATGCTGGGCGTGCTTTCTCAACGAACTTCGAAGGTTCTTTGACCTCTCAAACAATGCAATTAAAGACATTGGTAAATGTAACGCCAGATTCTGGAATTACACAAACCGCTTATACAAATGCTTTAGCTGCTGGTGCTGATATGTATGTTTCCTTTGAAGGAGATTCTGCGGTTGCTTGCGGTAAGGGTAATGGATACTTTGACGTTGTGTATGAAAACTTAGCGTTGAAGTTCGCTTCTCAAGCCGCTTTGTATAATGTTTTGAAAACAACAGGAACAAAAATTCCTCAAACAGAAACGGGGATGTCTTGTTTGCGTGATGCTCAAGGAAATGTTTGTTTGCAGTTTGTGCGTAATGGTGTTTTGGCTCCTGGCAAATGGAATAGTGCTCAAACATTTGGAGACCCAGAAACATTTAAACAAAATATTGCAGATAATGGTTGGTATATTTACAGCACTCCGATTGCTTTGCAATCACAGAGTGAACGTGAATCTCGTGTGGCTCCGTTGATTCAGTGCGCTTGTAAGCGTTCTGGTGCTATCCACGAAGCTGATTTGTTAATCTTAGTGGAGGAATAAAAGATGGCTGAAACATACAGACTTACTGGTGATGACTCCTTCGTTTTGTGGGGACGTGTATTAACGGACTTGGCTGACGGAAGTGTTGTCCAAATTACTGCAGATAACAACATTGCGAATTCTGTTGTTGGTAAGAATGGAAACGTGATTATGGCAAAAGATGAAGCCGGAAA